AGTAAAGGTTCTAGTCTTTGCCCAGTCATCATATGCTTTCATATCATGCCCATCACAATGCATTCTAATGAAATGCTTTGCATCACGAGGTTCTAGAACACGAATACCAATAAAGTTAGTATTAAAGAACTTATCTTGCATGTGTCTAAGCAAAGCACTTGTAAACTCAAAGTACCCATATCCCATGTTATATGTTTTACCAAGTTTACGATCACGAAGAACACATCTTCCAGATGCTTGCTGAGTTCCTAAGAATGGTTCATCTTCCCAATGTCTTTCAACTTTTCTATTGAAAGGAAGAGTATTAGCTTCCCCATCAGTTAACATAATACACTGAACTTTCTCTACCTTATTTTTCTTTTGAAAATCAGGAATGATTTGATGTAATGTCACCAAAGATTCATTCAATGGAGTACCAGACAAATGTAATGCATGAGGATAAGTATAAGGAGTACGTACCTGAGAAGACATAGCATGTGCAATTCTCCAAATATTAATCATTTGCCTCTCTAGTTCTTTACCATTTACATTACTAGTAAAGAAATTCATCAAATTAAATTCCTTTTCTAAATGGAATTCATTTTCCTTTCTCTCACAATGACTTCCTTTTTCCTTTCTAGCTTCCCTTCTCTCATTTACATCCAAACTATAATCCATCACATTTTCTGCACGGAACCACTCATAAGTGAATGCATATACCTCAAAAGGAATATTAACTTTCCTACAGAACCAGATTAGATTATAAAGTTGCTTAAGAGTATCTTGAATAACCCTACTCATAGAACCAGACCAATCTAAGATAAAGATCAATCCATGATTCTTACCATCAGGAAGAACAGTTATCTTCTTAAATAGATCTTCATTGAACTTATAAGTATGAAGATTTCTTGTATCTAAAACTCCAGTCCTAGAAGTAGATGCTCTAGCATATGCACTAGCAGCCTTCTTACATTCAAATTCTTTTACGAGATAATTAACTTCTTTCTGAGCATCTTTCTTGAACTCTTTATAAGCACTATCAGATCCTTCAAAGCAATTTTCAGTTAACCCAAAGCAATCATGAGACTGATAAAACTCTTTATTAGAATTAAACTTCTCATAACAACGTACATATTCTGTATCCCATGTTTCTTCTATGTGGGCATGAACTTTTTTATTATCAACAATAACACTATCAAGATTAACTTTAGGGATCTCTATATACTCATTCTCAAGAGAACTATGGGTGTTAACCAAGTCCTTTAATTTTTGCTCAAGAGATGTAGAAGTTTTTACATCTAAGGGATCAGCGTCAGAATTGCTGCTCCCAGAAGGAAGATCAGAAGGACTGTTCCCACTTTCCATAGGAGCATCGCTATCAGAGTTAGGAATGGAAGAATCAATATCCCCAGTGCTATCACCATCATCATCGCTAGGGCGTAAAGAACTGTCTGTAGACTGTCCATCGACCAAATCCTCTTCCATACCCGACTGAGCCTCTCCTTGAAGTTCTTGGGCTTTCTGCTGAGTCTCTTGCTCCTGCTTGCAGAAATTATATAACGCTGCGGCTGCTGCGATGGTTTCAGTAAAGGTCTCGGCATTTTTTATTAAAGTGATAATCTCCTTTTCAGCATCTGAAAAAGATAGGTCAATGAACGAACCAATCTTAAAGTATAGATTAGCCCTATCAGCAAGATTAAAAGTATCAATATCTTCACCATCTAATTCAAAGAAATCTTCTTCATGCATCTCACTATAACCCCTATAGAAGGATTTGGCAATACCCAAATACTTCCTCTTCATCAATTTCTCAATTCTTGCATCTTCACATACATTCAAAAAGTTATGAGGAATGTCCTTTGGGGGATCCTCATTTGGTGTAAAGAGTGCATGACCTACCTCATGACCCACCAACATATCATATACATAATTACTTGCTTTCTCCCAGATAGGAAGAATCAATACACGAGTATCTGTATTAAACTGTGCTGTTTCAACATTCTTATGCTCAACCACGATATCCTCAGTGGCAAGCAACTTCGCTAGTTGTGACTTGATTTCTTGCTTTACTGGCATAACTTTGTTTCGTATGCACCTATTGTACACGCATTAGGTGACAGGATGACAGTCAGTGGACACTAATTCAACTGGACTGTGCAAAGTCCAAAGCCTTCTTTGCTGTGGGGGTTAATCTAACGACCTTACCACTTGCCTTACTATATTGTTCTTGTTTTATTACTGAGAATCCTAATAGATCACCTTCAGGTTGGTCAGGTAACCCAAAAGGTTGTATGAAATATAATCCAGCATGTGCCACACACTTCCATCCAATATCGACGAATCCCAAATCCCTTAAAGCACATTCTAATTTAAGAGAATAGCATCCGTCTTCTAATTTCATTAGTTACTCCAGATTTTCTTCTTGTTCTGTAAGCAGAACGCAGTCTGATTCAGGCATCGCAACACAAGTAAGTACAAATCCTGCTTCTATTTGCTCATCCTCAAGGAAAGTTTGATCTTCTTGATTAACTTCTCCTTCTTCAAGTTTCATACAACATGAAGAACAAGCACCTGCTCTACATGATGATGGGTGATCTACACCTGCTTCTTCTGCTGCCTCTAATATATATTCATCGTCTGCACAATCAAAAGTTGTTTCTTCACCATCAGGTGATTTAAGTGTTATTGTATACGATGCCATGTAAATAATGCAACCGTATTATATATTACACACCAAAAAAGAAACACCCTTGAGTTTTCTCAAGAGTGCGGTTCTCCTAACTTTTGCCTGTCTTAAGGCTTGCGGTTTAAGTTTTCGTTTAGCATCCTTCTTAGAGTGATGCTTCCAATTCGGAGTATTCATTTCCCTGAAGATGATCCATAATATTTATTATAGGGAACCATCCTAATTTACGCAACTCTGTTGTGTCAGCACATAAACTGTCTGGTTCACCTGGTGTATTTTCCTTTACAGGAAGATTGGGTCTACCCATTGCTTCTGCTAATTTTTGAATTGAAATTGCTTCTCCTGTTCCAACATCAATTGTTCCAGTATATTGACTAGGCATTATATATGCAATAGCTCTCACTACGTCATTGACATGGATATAATCTCTTTTGTGCCTTGTGATGTACTTAGCGGTGTTCTCCTGAAGCATTCTGTACAACATATCAGATCTACTATTCTCCTTTGACCAGACATTAAAGAATCTCATACCCACACTGTTAGGTGGAGCCATAAGTTCATTTGCTTTCTTTGTTATTGCATAAGGATTTTGCCACCAACCATGTGCTCCAGCAGAACTAGCATATAATAATCTGACATTATGCTCTCTACAATAATCAAATATTGGTTTTGACTTCTCTACATTATTTTCCCAGAACTTCTCAGGATTCTCTATACTATCTCTAAGAGCAGCAAAGGCTGCTAAATGAATTATACAATCATAATGCTCGGCAAACATTCCAGAAGGAGCAACCCAATCCCCAATATCATCTGGACTATCTAATCCTTCTACACCATACCCATAACCCTGTTCATATCTTAAATCATGAAACAGACGACTACCAATAAAACCTTTATGTCCAGTAACTAGTATTTTCATTTGGCCATCTGAGAGAATCCTTTTACCTTCTCAAATCTTACCACATCATCAAACCTATCGTCCATACCAGTTTTATGAGATATAACAAATACATTAGCATCCTTGATTACAAAACGAATAATTTTGAGGAACTCTTCTGTTCCAAATCCATCAAGAGAACTATCAAAGACTTCATCCATAATTAAAAGATTCGTATTCACTGAGTTTTTAAATCTAGCAACCTCTCTCCATGTGAATAGAAGTGCTAGGTCAATTCTCATCTTTTCACCCTCACTAAATGAGGCATATGAAAAATTATCATGAATAGGTGATTGAACG